GGTTACGTCATGGACGAAGGAACCAGGACGCAGACCGTCAAGGTAAACGCCAGCGACACGCAGACCATCACCGTGTATAATACCAAAATCGGCGGTTTGACCATCATCAAAAAGGACGAGGAAACCGGGGAGCGCATTAAGGGAGTTCAGTTTGAAATCCGCAAGCTCAACGGGGAGATCGTCGGCACCTACACCACCGACAGCAGCGGCGTTATTTCTTTGCCCGAAGCGGAAAAGGGCTGGTATCAGGTGGTGGAGCTGAAAGCCGCCAAGGGCTATCAGTTGGACGACACACCTCATCAGATTGAGGTAAAGGACGGCGGCACGGCTACACTGGAGATCACCAACCGGCAGACCGGCAGCGCCCTTATTCATAAGGTGGACAGTCTCACCGGCGAAGGCATCTACGGCGTGACATTCCTGCTCTCCGACGCCAAGGGGAACCCCGTGGGCACCTATCAGAGCGACAACGAGGGTTATGTGTATATCGACCAGGGCCTTGCGGACGGCAAGTACACCATCCGGGAAATTGAATGTGCGGACGGGTACATTTTGGACACCCAGCCCAAGACCATTTATGTGCAGTATGGTGGCTGTACTACCATTACCTGGCCCAATACCGCAGTCCGGGGACAGATTCAGGTTGTTCTCCTTAATGGTGATCTTGCCGGTGGCCATCAGCTCATTTTTCGCCACCTTGGAGCGGGTGATTACCTGCTCTGCCAGCCGTGCGCCGTCCCGGATGACGTAATCGTAGAGGGCGTCCTCCCGAACGCCGGAACGCAGCAGCGCCCGCATCCGCTCAGACTGGTTGATCTTGACCTTGACGAGGCCTTTCTCGATGTAGTGGGTATCCACAGGCACCCGGAAGGTGGTCTGCGCCTCGGTGTCGAAGGCGTGGAACTGGGCCATCATAGGGATCTGATACTCCGCCGCAATGGTCTGCCAGTAGGCCACCAAGTTGTCGGTCCGCACATCGTCAAACAGACCGTCGATGGGGTCGTTCTGCCGGGCGGGGTTAAAGTCGATGCTCATCCAATCCTGCTCCGGCACAAGGCCCAGAATGTTGTCCTTCCAAATAGGCATGATTTTCTCTCCTTTCTCAGTAGGGCCTGGTCACGGAGGGGGCCGTCTTGAAGGCAAAGCCCTTCCCAGACAGAGCCGTCTTTGCCGCCTCCGCAAGAGCCGCGGGCAGACGGTCCTCGTAGATCTCCCCAGCCGTCACCACGCTGCCCGGCATATCGCCGGTGGACACATCCACGTCCTCATAGACAATACCCTCCGCCGTGTTGTCATTGGCGGGGTACACGGTGCCCATCTTGACGTACTTGGCCCCATTGGGGCCGGTGACCGCGCCGGCCTGGGCGATCTGGCGGGTCTCCCGGGTGCAGTTCTCATTGTTGGCCAGGAACCAGCCGGGGGCATAGGTCTGCCCCTTCTGGGTGCTTCCGATAAAAGACATTTTTTGTCACTCCTTTTTGAGTTCTCCGTAGAGATTGTTGTGGTACTGTGCGGCAATCTGCGCCGCCCGTGTGTTTACAGGGTCCTTCTTCTCGCCTCCGTTGTTGGCGGGCGGGTGGGCAGTATTCGCGCCGGTGGTTGTGGTGGTGCTCACCAGGCCGGAGAAATCGCCCTTCACTAGGGCCTCCAGGGCGGCGAAGTCCTTGATTTTTCCGTCCTCCAGCTCAAGTGCCGAGATTTCCTCGGTACTTCCCCGCACGGCGATGTCCAGTGCCTTGCCGGTGATGCCCTTGCTCTCGTAGTAGGCCCGCGCTGCCGATTCCTTGGCGGACTTGGCCTCCTTGGCGGTCACACCCGCCTTGTAGTCCTCAAATTCCTTCTTGAGGGCGTCATGCTTGTCCTTCCAGCCGTCTTTCTTCACGGCTTCCAGGTCAGCATTGGCCTTGTCCAGTTGCTTTTGGAGGTCGGCCAGCTTGTCTGCGTCCGCCTTTTGACCGTCAAGCTGGTCTTTCAGGCTGGACACGGTTTCGGTGTGGGCCTCAATGATCTGGTCGATCTTCTCATCCTCGATGCCCATCGCTTTCAAAAACTTCCTTGTCAGTGCCATTGTTCGTTCTCCTTTTCTTTGTCCCCGGTTCTTTGGGGGCGAACATTGTATAAAAGCCGCTGTGCTTCGCGGGTTTTACCAAAAGAAAAAGCGTGACAGATACCGAGAAAACCTCGATAGCTGTCCACGCTCAGTCCTAATGCTGTGCTTTGTGGATCGTTTTTCCTTAAGCGGCCAGTTGCCGCATAGAATTGTTTGCTTGAATAAAATCTTTTATTTTTTGGTACTCCCAGCCGCAGTCTACCAGACCGCTGACCAAGCACTCCATAGACTGCACTGCTCGCAGTTCTTCTGGCGAAAAGCAGTCTCGAAGTCCATCTTTTTTGCTGATGCCGAACTTCTCACGTAGCTGCTTAGCATCCATTCCGAACAGCACCTTATAGATGCAGTTAGTGTATGTAGAATAGGCGTGGCCGTACATTCTGGCGTCCTCGTTGGATTGCTGGAGTGCTTTTGTCAGGGCCTGCCGTACAGCAATCCCCTTTTCTCGCTCAACGAGTTTTCCACGAAGGGCCGCTTCCATCGCGTTGAACTGCTTGATGTAGCCCTCTTTGAACTTCATAGCCAGTTCGCCGGTATAGCCCATTGCCAAGAGCGTGAACCCATCACGGGTCATGACTACCATCGGCTGCATCTTGTTCTGCTCATTAATGTAAGAGGACTGTCCAAAATTGGACACTCGAAATTCATCGCTGCATCCCAACTCGCGGATATCGCGAAGTACATGCCGATGGTCTTTTTCGAACGTCTCCGCTACATCTAGGCTGGTGCAACCAGCCCGCTCTTCGCGCCCAAACTTCATAATCTCTACCAACATTTTCATCAATCCTTTCTGTTGATTTTTTACTACTGATTTGCAGCTTTTCAGCTACCGAACGTCACCGCCCCGCCCAGGAACTTCACGTCCTCCAGTTTTACGCCGGTGAAGGAGTGGGTAACATTCTTTTGGCTGTCGTAGATGGAAAGGTCAAACGGTAGCTGGTCGAATTTTATCCCAATCGGAACGTCGGATTTGTCTCGTGATACTCGTTCCAGTTTTACCAGTTCCCCGGTGAATCCGTTGTAGGTTACTTGCATATCATCAGTCTTCTTTATATCTTTTGTCTTGTGTTTTAAAACCAAGTTTTCCGCCAGCGTTGATGTGTGGATATAAGGAAGTTTTGGAATACGCCAAGAAAATCCAAAAATGTCAGGGAGTAAATAATCAAAATACTTCTTTTTGCACTTTCCGCAAAGCGTAGCAGACGGAGAATTTTCGTCACAAGCGCGTTCATAGACTTCTGTCAAATCAAAAGTTGAACCGCAAATTTCACATCTATCCCTCATTTTTTTAATTCCTCCGCAATAATTCCTTTGTACTGTTGCGCATGGTCCGCCACCGCCGGTTTCAAATACGGCTGTGCCCGCTGACCGTGTGTCAGGTGCCAGTTGCCGTGTGCATCCTGATACGCCCACGACGTTTGACGACCGCCCGGGTAGTATTTACCGGTGCCCAGCTCCACAAAGGCGGCGTACTCGCTGTTGGTGCCGATGTATACTGCCAGATCTCCGCTGTCCACCTGGTGGGTGATGCTGTTGCGCAAATTTCCGGTATCCACGGGACAAAGGCGCTTGGCGTGGTCCTCGGCAATGAGGCCGCACTTCTCCAGCGCCCGCAGAGCTGCGGAAAGCATTTCCTCTTTGACTAGGCCACTGTTGTCGGTGATTTCGATACGAACAGTGTCCGCCATATCAATCCTCCTCTTCGATATCTGCGTGCCACCTGCAGTTCAAACATTTTTGACGCTGATCCTCGTTCCAAAGGATAACAGGATCATAATCCTCTAAGATTCTTTTGTTAATAAGTCCATCAGCCACATCAACGATCTCCGTGCAGGTTGTTCCATCTATCTGTCCATCAATGACGGGGCAATATACCGTTTTCATTCAAACACCTCCAAAATCGCTTTTGTA